ATGAACACCCCAAAACAATTAATACAATTAAACCAGAAGATATTGCCGCCGCCGCGCTAAACTTGTTAAATCTTTCAAATAGTTTTCCATATAAGTACGTAACTTATGGGGATTTCTACCAACAACGTATTATTGAAAGCGTGCCAAACCAAGTTGTTGACCATAACCACTTAGGCGTCAATACGATAGTTATGCGTTATGATCTTTTCCAAAATGATAATATCCTGGCAGAACAATTGAAACGCTGCGATTGTGTTATTATTACTGATAGATTACCGAATCCAAATCTATTAACGGCATTTAAACCTAGAATCAAGCAAATGGTGTTTAAGATAAGCAGACATACCAATCCCAACGACGTATTATTTTCTCAAAAAATAGGAATCAAGACCGATATGATTGGATTTATGAACCAAGAAACCCTCGATTCTCTTAAATTAGATTATTTTGAAATTGGACTTATCCACAATCGAATTCCAATAAAATTAATGGACCGCGCAGAATTTAAGGAAAAAGATATAAATAATCTTTATTACAAAACTAACCGTTTTATCCTTTCTTCTGGCAAGATATACCCGTCAGATTACGCTTATTACAATAACAAACCATGCTCAGACTTTACCGAAAAAATTCACAAAGTCGAAGAAGATTCAGAAATTCTCGTCAACGAGTTTCCACATCTAGCTATACTAGAAAAGATTTGACACTGTTAAATTCTTCTGTTATTCTTTAATTAACCTTAAAAATAATTTTCTATGAAAAACAAAAATACAACATCAACAGTCACAGAATCAATTAATACTGATAATAAAAACAAGGGATATTCGTTAAATCCATTTCCAGAACGAGAAAGTTTAGAAAATGGACCACAAATAACCCAATTAACCACCGAATCCATAACCGCCCCAACAGAAACCAACGCAGAACCAAGACTGCCATCAAATATTATCTGTGAAAGTAAAGTATCGAATAATGTCCCTCCGCGAACATTCAGACGCAACGAATACGGACTGCTTGAAAATTTCGATTATATATTTTCAGACGATGGAACTGTTAATTGGCGATCAATGATTCCACCACAATTTTTATATCTTAATCCACAGCATACCGAGCGAATTGAGAAGGAACATAAGAAAAAAATTTCAGAAATTTCAGTTATCGAAGATAAGGTTAAGGACCGCGATCTTGTAATTACATTACAGGGAATCCGTTATTTAGCCTTTTTACGCGGATTTACCGATATTAGTTATAGTATTCATCAGGCGTCCAACGAATACGCATCGATTGTTTGTAGAATTTATTGGATTCCGAATTACGAGACCCCTATTTTAAATCCTGAAGCTGTTTTTGATACGATTGGATCTTCCGGCGTCGGCAGCGCAAATCTTCTCACCACAAACCAGATGACCAAAAACTATCTTGTTGAAATGGCTGAAAATAGAGCCTTTTGCCGAGCCGTTCGTGGTTTTTTGCGTATTGGTATTGTATCAGCGGAAGAACTGTCGCCCAAAAATAACAATGAAATTCCACAAGAACAAACACAGTCAATAAGCAGTCCAGCCACGCTATTAGCATCAACATTAGAAGCCAAAGGAATCTCATTTGATAAAATGAAAGCAACATTAATAGCAAAGGGTTTAACAGAAGAATACAAGAAAAGAATACAATCCTATAACTCCGTAAATGATATTCCCACGACAGAAATATTTGATATTCTTGGCAAAATCAAAGCAAAAGAAGCTACAATCGCGGCGCGCTCTCAATGAGTAGTTTTGTAGATGTATAACTTGTTGAATATTGGGTTGTATAAAGATACAAATCAAATCTTCCAGTTGCTTTTGCTGGATGACTTGCTACTCCAGTTGGAAAAACAAATCCAGTATAATTTGTTATATTTAATCTTAAACCAAGAGAATCAGATCTTAAAACTCTTTCTCCAATGTCGTTTATCATTGGAATAATATATGTTCTTCCAGCATTTTGGTCTGATGTTGACGTTCCATCCGTTCCGATAAACCTTAATCCAGTTACATTGAATAATTCTGTTCCTTCTATATACCCATCATATCTATATCCAGAAACAGCATAAGATGGTGAAAAACTTGTTATTGTTGGTGTTGCATTTTTTCTGCCCCAGAAACCAGTATTATAATAAACTACATTATCTGGATCGTATAAATATATTGGTCCAGCCGTAAAACCAGCCGGAGCCTTCCCTGTCAACAATCTATTATTATGTATTTGAAATATTGATAATGAATTATTAAATTTTACCTTAAATCCTCCAGATAATTGATATAAAATTCCAGTTTGAAAATTATAACCAGATATCTCAACAATATCTCCCGCGCTTCCGCTCAGAGGATTGATTCCAGAAATAAATAATGATGATCGAAATTTATCTCTGGATAAACACGCAACACCACTTGTTCCCCGTAAATAAATATAACCATTGATATTGCCACTCGGAACTACTCCAGTCATTAATTCGTTGCTTATCACATCAAATGACATGGCATTGATGTTATTAAATTTAAATGTATTTATTCCACTAAAACCAAACCCAGAAACCCTAACAATATCGCCACTCATTCCAGACCAATGCTCAAATCCTGTTATAAACGGGACCGGAACATATCCATGCGGAGCATTAGCAAAGAGATTTCTTCCTGTTGATACAACTTTTAATATTCCAGATTTTGCATATCCGGGAATATAAGCGTTAACGCATCCAGAATTTATATTTCTAAAAGTTCCACTTTCATTCCCCCAAAAAACATGACTAATTCTATAAAAATTATCACCACTAATTAGAACCGGCTGACCAGAAAATCCGGTATATTGACTTACATACTTTATATTTATTGGCGGATAACTTAATAAATAATTAGTAGATGATTGCGCCATTCCCCCATATGTATATACGTTTATCTTTCCGGTAATAGCATCGTATGGAACTATTCCAGATATCAAAGTATCATTGATAACAGTATATCGGATTGCTTCCCTATCGTGAAAATAAACATTTGAAACATTTGAAAAATTTCTTCCAGATATTCTAACAAACGAACCTGGCGAACTTGTAATTGGGTCAAATCCTGTAATTGTTGGTGGCTCGTCAACATTATATTGAACAATTGACAAACTTGTTAATATATGATCCCCAACGGATGTTTTGATATTTTTTGATGTTAATTTTCCAGAGCAAATAAATGAACCCGAAAAATTTGGAATTTCAGGGTGTCGATATCTAACTCTAACACCCATATTTTTTCCCGTAACCGGTATTGTATAATTTGCCGTTTGTGAATACCCGTCATATACTAAATTTGCACTTATTTGTTTTTCTCCATAGGTAACACTAGACGGTCTTATATTATATGGATACGTATCATAAGGCAATGCTCCTGTATTTATAGTATAATTTGGATTTATTTGACACGAATAATTAAAATCAACAGATTCAATATTTGTAATATTTTCTTCCGAAAATCCCTGCAGCGCGTCAACTATAATATCAGAGGTTGATAATATTTTAGGTTCTACTAGATATGTAGAATATGAAACACTTGCCGTTCCTGATATTTCTTCAAAAAATACAATATTAGCATTTACAGATAATGGATTGTTAGGCTTTAATGCTAAATTATAACTTGATAGATATCCAGTAACATTCATTGATACGAGATTTGAACCCAAAGAACTTACAGATATTCCTCGCTGTTCATTTGTAACAAAATTATACAAATAATCATTTCCAGTTAAGTAATATGATAAACTTATATTTCCCTTTATCCCATTTGATGGATATAGATTATCTGGATGCCTTTTTGTTACTATATAATCAGGCGATAAACTATTTTCCGTTGTAATAGAAATTGAATTAGCTAAAAATTCAACACCATCCAAATATATTTTACCATCTTTATAAATCTCGTAAGACATTAGAAATATCTTTCAGCTTCTACTTTAACTTTTACCCAATCATCTACATCTATCGATGTTGATACCTGTCGTATTATCATACCGGTAAGCCCTAATTGTATAAGATTATTTGTCGCGCCATTTAAATATCCAAGACCATAAAAATCGATGCTAGAATCTGAAAAATTAAAATATCCAGTTAATTGTTGTCCCGAAAAGTTTACACCAGTATAAACATCCCTAGTAAAAGATATGGTTTCCTTTCCATCCATAAAATTTACCTGAAGCGGCGATTTTCTTCCTAAAATATACAAGGGTTTCCAATTCAAATCACATTGATAATTCAAATCAAACACCCTACCAGTTACATAATTTTGCGGACCCGTAACAAAAGTTGTATATCCATGAGCTAAACCGGAAATATTATCCAGTGAATACTTTTCTCCAACTAAACTACTTCCTCCCAAATTTCCAGACATCTCATTAAATATTGCATAATTTGATTGAACCGACACCGGATTATTCCCATCTAAATTTACTGAAAAATTTGTTAAATATCCAACCCCGCTAATTCCAGCTACTTCTAAATTAGTTGCCGGGTATAAATAAGAAGAAAGTGGAGAATTTTTTATTCTATTTACAAGATTAAAATCTGGACTATAATTTGTTTGCAAAATATACTGCAATCCAATATTGCTTTGTATTGGTCCGGATATAACATTTTTAACAGTGGATGTTCTTTCGTATCCCTTTCCTATTACATAAAACGGCGATAAATTATTTTGACTTTGAATACTTGCTGATTCAGCTAATATTCCAGAGCCATTTATTTTAACGCTGACATCTTTATAGTTAAAAATTGGCATTACATTAAAAATTTTCTATATTCTATCGTTGCCCTAGCTGAACCATTTACATCCGTTGAATATTCTTCACCAACAAGTTCCATATCACTAAAACTATAAGTTAAAATAGTATCTCCAATTTCTAAATCTTTTAACGTTATTGATATATCGTTTCTTTTTTCATTAAATGGAAAAGATTTTAACGTCTTAAAAACATAATCATTACAATCAATTGTAAATCTAACTCTTGCTTCTATTGGATAATTAATAGAAACTGAAACTGGATATCTATTTCCTATAATATAATTTGCCTGTCTCGGAACGGTTATATTTACATCAAAAGATTGTGTTCTATTAGTCGTTAAATCAGATAAACTTAATACTATTGAATTTGGATTTGCTATTTTTAATGGCAATGTAGATACATGGCTTGCTATCGACTGAAAATTAGACACGACAGAACTAGCCTCTGAACTTGGTATTCGACCTATATTACCAAGAACTTCAAAATTAGCACCAATTTGTGGAATTTGACCTATAGCGCAAGAAGCATTATAATTCGTTAAATATCCAGAAACAAATCCAATATTATTTCCAGTCTGAGTTATATCTTTAAATATATAACCATTAACCCCCTGATTTCCAGTTAATCCTATAAATTGATCATTCGTTATTAATAAAGTACCAACCCCAACCCTTCCGTTTTCTGGTCCCGCCGGAATTGACATTACATTTCCAGTCATTCCTATAAATTTTAATGGAATTGAATTGGTTGTATATGAATAATCAACAGTCTGGACCCCCGGAATCTGGGTAGATCCAATGAAAAAATGCTGTTCTTCTCTTGTTGTATTAGAATTAGCTACTAAATTATTAATCATTTGTATTTCTAGCCTTAACAACTAATATTACAGGCAATTTCGTGTAATTTATTGAGATAGGTATTGATAATATGCCAGATATTTATTCTATTTCAACATGGAACAGTTCTACTGTTTATTCCAAAAATAATACAGTAAAACAAAACAACGATTACTATTATTCTTTAATAGATAATAATAGCAACAATACGCCATCTCCAGGTGGCACCAGATGGGGCGGAATGGGATATGATCCAATAGACAATTCTACAAAACCAGAGTTTTTTTGGCTTCCGTCCTATAGTTTAAGCATAGACATGTCCCCAAGAACACAAGTAATTAAATTTTCTAATGGATACTCACAAATTATTCCAGACGGAATAAACAACAATCTAATAACAATTGACGCTCAATTCAATGGAAGAAATGTTGACGAGGCTCTAGCAATTGTTCATTTTTTATCAACCAGAAATGGTGGAACGTTTCTTTTTACCCTTCCGCCTCCTTTTGGAAAGAAAAAAAGATGGAAATGCCTACAATTTCCTATTTCTATTGATTTCTATAATAATTATTCAATTAAATGCCTTTTTGAAGAAACGGTTGTCTAATGGAAAAAGCCCAAGCACAAATATCATCAAAGAAAATTCAAAGTGATTTACTGTCACTAACACCGACAACTGTAGTAAGCATGTTTGAAATAGATATATCTAATCTCGCTATTGACCTTGGGATTATTAAAAATTCAGATATTATAAATAATCCATTTCTTGGAATATTTAGATTCCATAATAATATAAAACTATTTGATTCTTCTATTTATTGGCGTGGCAATGAATATATTGCTATTCCAATTCAAATAACAGGAATGGAATACACTGGAGATGGAACCATTCCAGAACCCAAACTGTCAATAACCGTATCAGATCAAGGAATTCCCGAATTTTCAAGGTTAAAAGTTTATATTCGTCAAATCGGCGACCTTGTTGGCGCGAAAATAACAAGAATAAGAACATTTGCTAAATATTTAGATGCTCAAAATTTTTTAAGCGATATTCATGGATTTTCACCAGACCCAGATCCATATGCCGAATTTCCGAGAGATATATTTTATTTTGATAGAAAATCAAGAGAAGATAAGTCATCAATAGAATACGAATTATCTCCAATTATAAATGTAGATGGGATTAAACTACCGGGCAGACTTGTCGTTTCTAATGTTTGTCCTGCTCAATATAGGGGAGAAGGATGCTGTTATGAATCAGCATCTAGAATTACATCAATACATAATAATGCAACATTACCACTTGACGCTCCCCCAATAGCAAATGAAAAAGATGAATTGATTACAGAAATCCTTGGGAATATTTCACTTGTTGATATGGGCGAATACCAAACAAATATTCCCTATAAAAAAGGACATTATGTTTTTATTCAAAAAAATAACATAAAATACTATTTTGTAGCATCTATAAATAATCCATTAGCATCTCCGCCTGATACTAGATACTGGATAGCCGATAATTGCTCAAGATTTGTCAGTGGGTGTAAATTAAGATGGGGAACATCTGGTGCTGTTATTCCAGGCTCAACTGGCATCGTTAAAGGAAGACTAAAATATTGTGGTTTTCCCTCGGTAAATAAATTAGCTAGATAATGTTAACAGATATAATTAAATCAAAAATAAAAAAACATTCACTTGAATTTCCAAACGAGGAGGTTTGTGGTTTTATTCTTGATGATAACGATATATTTAGAGCCAGAAATGTGTCATGCTTAAAACATAAAACATTTTCTATTCACCCACTAGACTATATCGAAGCGGAAAAAGAGAATAAAATAGCAGCCGTATATCATTCACACGCCAAAAACAAGAATTTTAGCGAATTTGACAAGGTAAATTCTACAAATCATAACAAAATATACGTAATGTATTGCCTAGAAACGGACGAATTTAATGTTTTCTATCCAAGTGACTATTCAAATAAATATATAGGAAGAAAATTTGACTATAAGACAAATAATTGTTTTTCACTTATTTTTGATTTTTATAAAAACGAATTAAATACTATTATTGCGGCTAATATACCAGAAATGGACGAAAAATGGTATTTATCAAATAAAAATTTAATACTTGATAATTTAAATAAAAGTAATCAATTTAATATTCTTGATAATTGGAAGTATAATATATCAAAAAACGATATTATATTATTTAATTATACAAACATAAATGGTCCCCCGCACCATATTGGATTATATGTAGAGGATGGAATTTTTCTTCATCATCCACGCTATCAATTTTCTAAAATGGAGATTTTTGATAAATTTTTTCAAAATAAAGTGACTCACGTAATTAGGTTAAAGTCATAAAAAATGGAACAACAAAAAGCTGTAAAAGTTAAATTATATGGCGAACTTGGAAAGAATTTTCATAAAGAATATAATCTTTGTGTTTCGTCTATTTCCGAAGCCATCCACGCCATCAATATCAATTCAAAAAGAAAACTTTATCCTTGGTTGCTAGAAAGGGATAAAGCTGGCGTTCGCTATAAAATGATTATAAATGGAGAACCATTCAAAACAGATAAAGATTTAAATAATTTAAATAATATTCAAGATTCTGAACTTTCTATAAAAAATTCAAAATTAAAAACAATAGAAATAGTTCCAGTTTTAGAGGGAGCTGGAGATGAAATTTTAGGTATTTTTACTGTTATTCTTGGGGTTGTTTTGGCTATCGTTGGATTAGCATTCGCCGGTCCAGCATGGGCCGCACCATTAATTGTTGCCGGTCTTGGATTAATAGCGGGAGGAGTTATTAATTTACTAATGAGGCCACCCAAATTTGACGATTTTAGACAAATAGATTCTAGTGCGGGTAAAAAGTCATATTTATTTAATGGTCCAGAAAATACAGTAAATGAAGGTGGACCAGTTCCAGTTGGCTATGGAAGATTAATTGTTGGAAGTCAGGTGATATCAGCAGCTTATGTAATTAGCAATATAAGTGCAAATGCAATTTTAGGAGAAAATGATACTACACCTGGAGCTTTAGACTTTCATGATCAAGACGGAAAAGAAATTAGTCATGGAACTGGAGACTACGATATCCAGTATAGCATGGGAATTAACAAAATAAAATCATCACCAATATTAATATTTAGAGGAAATACAAAAGTCACCGAAGGATATTATGGCTACGGAGCCGAAAGAAGAGTTGGATATAAATTTTTTAAAGACATTCAAGATGATCATAAATTTGAACAGTATGGCGGGCCACTACTTAGTGAAATTGGACCCCCACCCCTGTTAATAACAAGCGATATGGCCGGTGAATCATTTTTTTACACGATAATGAAACGCGGATCTCTTTCCGGACATGCTGTACTCGGTGGAATATTTAATATTTTTATCCCCCCAAACAGGTTTTCTCAATCAAAACTTTTTAAAAACAATCTAATTATTTTCAGTGACAAAAACGATGGCGGATACGATGGAACCGGCGATATAGCTATAGTCACAGCAAATGGAACTGTATACGGATCTTTTATAAAACCAGGATCATCTGCCACCAATACATCTGGCGATACTTTTATTTGCGGGGATTTTACAGAATATTCATCCACAGAAATTGGACAGTCGGCATCAACAATAACAAAACCAAATCTTGGAAAATTTACAAAAGTTATAGACGGAAATGGAAAAATTAGACACAATGCAACCGATTTATCATCATGGTCTGGAATTTCAGCTTCATCAACAATAAGATGCGTAATCGTTGATGGTTCTGATAATATATTTATTTGTGGTAATTTCACAAGTGTAAATGGAACCACCAGGGGTCGAGTTGCGAAATTAGATTCAACTGGTGCCTTAGATTTATCATTTTCAGATCCGGAAGTTATGAATGGAACCGTATATGATATAAAACTGGATTCCAATAGCAAACTACTTGTGGCTGGTGATTTTACTTCTGTTGCCTCCGACACTGACAAGCATTACATCACCAGAATCAATACCAACGGAAGTAATGACTCATCATTTACATCTCCCAGTTTTACTGGATCTAATATATCGATACGTTCAATTTATGTTCAGACTAGAGATGGAAAAATTTTAATAGGTGGACAATGGGATACAATTTCAGACACAATTGGAAACACGCTATCAAGTAAAAATTTAGCTAGATTAAATACAAATGGATCACTCGATACTTCTTTTATCTCTAGATTCGATCCGGGCGAACCTGATACCATTGTCTATAAAGTTCTATGCCGGGACGACGAAAACTTTACAGCATCAACATTAACCGATGGAAGAATAATGATAGGCGGCAAATGGGACAGATATCAAGATAAACTTTGGCCTAATTTTGCATTTTTGTATAATGGAGAATATTAATGGCTGAACAACATTATCCAGTTGAATATCCAGTAACAGACGCCGTTTTGGGACAATACGACGCCAACGGTAATTATTTGCCAAAAGGAGCCCTCTCCCTTACTGAAATAGAAGTATTAGATTTAATATGTGAAGGCGAAATTCAAGGATTAGTTACCGGTTATTATCCTCCAACCGGAACATCTGGAAATGCCGGTGAAATTGGCTGGCAGTATAATTATTTTCATCCATATCCAAATCCACCAAATTCAACATCCAAATTTTTGCGATCCATTTACTGGGGCGAGGTTCCGGTTGTTAGTAGTGATAATAAATATAATTTTCAACGAATTGACACTTCATATTCATTTGGGACCCCAGATGGTTCTTTAGTAAATCAGAGCGATCCAGAACTTACAATAACAAGACAAATAGGAGAAAGACTGCGCGGAACAACACTAAGCGCCGCCGGTCAAGCAGATGATATTAATAAAGACTACACAAAATATTATAGAATACTAAATAAAGAATGCCAAGCGGCAGATATTAATGTTAAATTTACTGTATTATCTGAAACAATATCAGATCCAGAAAATAAAAATGAATACGGTAATACATATGCAACTACAGTAGAATATGAAGGACACTATCGCCCACTATTTTCTACAGTTGGCAAAACTCCGCCTTATTATTACCTTGGGTTTCGTGAAAAGGTAAAAGGTAAATTAAATTATGGTTACATAAAATCCTCAAGAATTACTTTTTATGGAAATTTTCAAAACGAGAAAGATTTTGTTGGCTGGGAAATAAAAATCATAAGAATAACCCCAGATTCACTTGGAACCAATTTAAGAAATCAAACGTTTATTGATAGTTTAACAGAAATATATTCAGATACTTATTTATACCCTAATTCAGCAATTGTTAGATCAAGATTTAGTGCTGAATTTTTTTCACAAATACCAACGAGAGCATTTGAGGTAGAATTACTAAAAGTCAAAATTCCAGATACTTACGACCCAAGAAAAAAGACATATACAGAGCCAGCAGAAGGATGGAGCGGATCATTTCATTCAAGTAAACAATGGACCGATAATCCAGCATGGTGTTATTATGATTTATTAACAAATCAAAGATACGGTCTCGGAAAATATCTACCAGAAGCCAATATCGATAAATGGACTTTATATGAGATCGGAAAATATTGTGATCAATTAGTTCCAGATGGCTACGGCGGACTTGAGCCAAGATTTACATGTAATTTAAGTATAAATAGCAGAGATGAGGCATATAAAGTAATAAATGATATGGCCTCTATTTTCAGGGGAATTACTTACTATGCCGGTGGAACAATATATACAGTTCAGGACTCCCCTAAAGATCCGATTTATCAATTCACAAACGATAACGTTGAAGATGGAAATTTCGTCTATTCATCAAGTAGTCAAAGAGTCCGTCATACAGTCGCTATTGTAAGATACAATGATAAAACAAATTTTTATAGACCCGCGATTGAATATGTTGAAGATTTTGATGGAATTAGACAATATGGAATAAGAGAATTAGAAATAAATGCCTTCGGATGCACTAGCAGGGGACAAGCAAAACGCCTTGGAAAATGGGTTCTTTTGACCGAGAAGACAGAAACAGAAACAGTTTCGTTTAATGCTGGAATAGAGGGATCATTTATTCGTCCTGGAGATATTATTCAAGTTTTCGATTCTAATAGAAAATTAAATAAACTAGCAGGGAGAACGCTAAGAATAGACAACGAAGGAAGATCGAGAGTATTACTTGATAGTTATATTACCGGATTAAACACTGGATCTGTATATAAATTTGATATACTAACACCATCTTATTATTATAATCCAATAGAAATATCTGACTTATCTGGCGTTGATTATAATAATATTCGCAGGCCACAGCTACAATCGATAAGTTTTACTGGATATCAGGCATCCGGCATAACGGTTGATGGAAATACAAAAACAGAAATAACATTCGATACAGCGCTCAATACTTCTAGTTATAATGTTACTGGAAATTTAGTTTGGTCAATCGAATTATATTCTGGATATCTCAATACAACAACCGGAACAACAACCATAAATGAATCATATGGCCATTTAGATAAATATTACGATTATTACAGAGTAATTAAAAACCAAGAAGAAGATTTCAAATGCAATATAATTGCCCTTAATCACAATATACTAAAATATAATGATTTAGAGACTGGATTATTTTTCGATAGGCCAGTTAGAGAATACAAAACAATACCCGAACCGCCACAGGCGCTTTCCGTTTATCCAATTAAAAGATCCCGAAATACTAGATCACTTGGATTTTCTTATACCCCCGTGAATTACTCTGGTATAACAAGTTATAGAGTCTACGCTGACACTAACCCGTCAAATATTTTAACAAAAAATCCACCCGAAGATAGATTTCTGGTTTCTAATTTACCGGCGGATGTTCTTGGTGGGACTCTAAATACCTATACCACTGGAACATATTATTTCAAAGTATTTTCATCGAATGATGAGGCAAATATATTATCACCATCTGGTATTACTGGTCATTCAATTATTGAAGGAAGTTATCCAATTCGAGATGTTATTATTTCATCTCTTAGAATAAAAGACGTAACTACGGCTGGATTATCTGGAGATAAAACGAAAAGCGGCGTCTATGATTTAGATTCTCCGGTCTTCACTTGGCAGGTTGGACTCGATGCAAACTCAATAAATCCATTAGATTTTAAATATAGAATATCAGTTCGCCCGCCATCTCTTAATAATATCCCATCATCAACTATCTATTATCAAGACACCGGATACGCAGCTCCATATGAAAATCCAAGATTTCAGTTTGATTTAGGATTAAATATCAATATAAGTGGTGGACCATATAGAAAATATGATTTAGTTGTAGAAGCAATCGACCCATCTGGGAAAACATCTGCCGGAAATAGCGTAACAACCAACTATTCTTATACCGAAAATGGTTGGTCTAGTAATCCATATGGTTATGACATTGTAAACGTTGATAATCCACGAATCACTGGTATTTATCTAACCAGTGGCAATTCGATGCCAAGCGATTTAAGAACCCAGCAATGGATAGATGCGGATGGTTCAATTAAAGTTCTAATTACTAGCGGAAATCTTCCAGCTAAGACCGTTGGCGGATACATATATTCAAGTTCTGGTTTTTTCACTACCAGTCATCTTTATAGTGGATTAGTTGATATTATAGAAATGAATCCAATTACCCCCGCGTCTAACTTTATGTCATCATCAAGCCGCTTAAATTATACAAATTCTGGCTGGATGGCAATTGCTCTTTATGATAAATTTGATTCCGAATTACAAAAAAAGGGTATATATCTTGGATTAGATTTACCTGTAAGTAATATTGTTCCGGTATATGCATCTGGCGATTTACATAGTTTTAGAGCAACCCGGCGAATAGATATTTACAATACAAATAATTTGAACGATTTTAACTCATTACAAATGGAGCGCGCATCCGAGGATTCAAAGACTTATGCTTATAGTAAATTTGTTGATAACGATGGTAGAGAATTTATAGGAGCTAGCAGGCTGATATAATGAATACTGGAATTAGATATTATTACGGAGATAAAATAATTATATCCGGGTCAAATGTAACAATCCCGACCGGATTAATGGCTGGAGCCAATTGTTTTAATGTCGAAAACGGTAAACAATTTTTATTAACCGGCAATAATACATGGGCGGAACTTTCTCCAGTTGGCACTCGTTATCGCTGGAATTCTCCAACCGGCGGTTGGGCCGCTGGAACTATTATAGGATTAAGCGGCGGTTTCACATATAACACTGGAACAAATTCAGATTTATTCATCTATCTTAATGGTTCTCTACAATTTAAAGACACTACTACAAACTCTGCTGATAATGACTACTCACAAAAAAATACCACCGGAATAGCATTTAATTTCAATTTACAATCTGGGTCTGTAGTTGACTTTGTAAAATATAGATAATATGCCACTAACACCTTATCAATTAGTTGCCGGACGAAAATTAGAGATATTCTCAAGCGTTTTAAGTGGCGGCGACAGTTATTTTACTTTACATAACAATCAAACCGATCTTTTAATTTCAAGAGTTACTAATTCGACTTTAACCAAAAGTTTAAATTTATCAATTTCTGACGCAACAGGCTCCGGAGCGGTTACTAAACAAGTTGGACTTCACATTGCGTCATTAACTAAAGGAACCACAGCCAATGTCGATATTTTAATTGGTTCAAACTCTGTAGCTCCTACTTCAGATTATTCTATATATAACGAAAATACAGACGATTCTTATTTTGCTGGAAATGTTGGCGTTGGAAGTACACCAGTTTCAAAATTGCATGTCCATGCTATTTCTAGTTATGCTAAAAAACAATTAACAATATCAGATACATCAGGCGGAACGAGAAAACCCGGACTTAATTTAAGAGTCGATACTACTAATTTGTGGCAATTATATGCCGATAATACAGCAAGTAATGCTTTTAAGTTAGAATATAACGAAACTACCACATATTTAACAATGGCAACTACTGGAGCCACTGTTTTATCTACCACTGCCGCAACCTATCCACTCCAAGTAAGTGCAGCCGGAACAGACGCGCAACTTAGATTAACAAGAGTGACAGCGAGTACTGGCGACTGGACTCTTGGCACTACTTCTAATGAATTACGGGCTTATGATAATGTTGCGACGGCTTATCGTTTAATTATTGATTCTAGTGGAAATCTTTTACTAGGCGGATTAACATCTTCAATCGAAGGACAGGTTCAAATACTTAAAACCTCCATCGGGGCAACACAATCGGATGCCTATGGACTTAATTTAGTTAATTCTACCGCCGCTGCTGCTGGGGCGCAGCAATATTCCCCGCCAGTCCATTGGACTGGTTATGGATGGAAAACTGATGCAACCGCCGCTTCGCAATCTGTAGAATTTAGAGCTTATGTTCAGCCGGTTCAGGGAACCTCGGCTCCAACTGGACTCTGGGTATTGGAAAGCAGCATTAACGCTGGGGCTTATTCGTCTTGTTTATCTTTTTCTTCTACCGCTCTAACCGCATCACGTTTATTACAAACCGACGGCGCAAAAACAATTATTAGCGTTTCTAATTTAGCTAATTGGGTGTTAGGAACATCAAATCAAATAACGGCTACGGATGTTGGAAATGGAACCGTTCAATTGTCGATCCCATCAACGCCAACATTTACTGGTCTTAATTTATCGGGATTAACTGCTAGTAGATTAATTTCAACAGATGGTAGTAAAAACTTATCGTCAGTGTCTAATTTAGCATCATGGGTTGCCGGAACATCAAATCAGATAACCGTTACTAACGATGGCGACGGAACAATAACCCTAAGCACACCACAGAACATTCATACAGCAGCAACGCCAACTTTTTACGGACTAAATCTAACATCTAATAGCGGAACTAATATTTTTGACTTTGTTGCTAGCGCGGATCTGCTCTGGTGGAGACAAAATAGTAATATATTTTTAATTGTCGAGGCTGAAAAAACACATTTGTATGGCGGTAGCGGCAGCACTGTTAAAGACATATATTTTAACTCACTCGGTATTAGCACGTCATCTACGGAGGGGTTTATAGTCATTCCCACCATGAGCGGAACCCCAAGCGGAACGCCGGACAATAACGGTTCGGTAGTTTTTGACACCAGTGCCAGTAAATTATGGATATACAACGGAGGTTGGAAATCCGTCACCTTGGCCTAAGTCGTCTTATTTACATAGTTTAATCCCAATAGTTCAAGCCATACTTTAACTATCACGAAAATACTATACAAAATTTTGCCTTTAACTTTAATATTTATTCATCTATAATAAAGAAAAAACCAATTATATTCTTATGGAAAACAACATCACGCCAATTCAAGCCCTTAATGCCGTATTTAACTTCGCCCGCTCGGTAGCCGCGCCAGCCGCGCAACATGACCAAATACGAACCTATTGCGAACAACTCGCCAAGGTTTTAGAGGATTATGATAGACTTCTCAAAACCTCGGATACCGCCAAAGACCAAAAACCAGTGTAATATTTGGCAGATAATAAACTATATTATGGACAAATTCAAGATATTTGCTAAGAAATTTTGGGCTTTTGACCTCTTTATTGACATTAAAGGTCTTAAAGTTCCGGTAGTCAAAACTCTTGTTTTTGCTGTAATTATAGGTGGAATTTTATTTTAATTATTATGAATATCGAAGAACTTAAAAAATCAGAGGCAGAATTTAAAGCTAAGGGTGAAGATTTTAAGAAATCTATTGCTGCCATTTCTGAAAAACTAAAAACCAAAGCCAATGGCGATGGAATGGAAGAAGAAGATGAAGACACAAACGAAGATATGAAGGAAATGTGTTCCGCTCTAGCAAAATATATTGATTATGTAAATTCTAGAGTATCAATGGCTTTCGATTATGCTTATGAAGTTGAAGGAATGTGTCGCAAGCATACCGGTTCCAATCATGTCCCTCCGCTCCCAGCCGACGCCATGCAGAAATTTCTCAAGGTTGTTGGTATGGAAGATAGATACAATGTAATGAAGCCCACGATTTACTGTGAGGCATCCAAACAATCAAATTCTGACATTATTGTTGAGTTTCCAGATTTTCGCAAGTAATTAAAAAATTAATAATCATCTCAATTAAGAAACCGCCTTTATGGCGGTTTTTTATTTTTATGGTGTAATTATTTTTTAGAATTTATGAACGATTATCCATTTAAGTCCACTTTCGCGTCAAGAATCCAAAAAATATCAAATTCCGAACTTGACAAATACATATCAATAGCCGGATTAGAAAAATTAACCAAATTACTTCCAAAAGAAATAAATTTAAATGAAAATCCAGATTTAATAGGAATTGTTGGAAATCTTTGCGTCGGTGGTTTAGTTAATAAAAATTTTGATGCCATTTCAAATGAAACTGCAATAAAAATAGCAAAAAGTTTTGTTTATAAATACGTAAATGCCGAACACAAGAAAAATATAATAATTGGAACTATTTGTAATTACGGATTTTCCAAATATGGAACAAATGAAATTCTAACCGAAGAAGAAGCAATAAAAGAAGAAAATCCAATAAATATCTCAATTGCCGTTCTTTTGTATAAATCAGTATTAAGTGATAGATTTATTGATCTTTTAGAGAATTCTGTAGATGAAAATAGTCCAGATTATAATTCTTTAAGTTTTTCGTGGGAACTTTTATTCAAAAATTATGATATTTGCGTCGGATCTAAATACGTAAGCGAAGCGAAAGTAATCACCGACGAAAAACAAAAACAAGAATATGAACAATATCTTCCATCAAATAATGGATCTGGAAAAGATAAAAATGGAAATATTGTTTATCGTTTAATTAAAGATGATTTTTGTGTTGGATTAGGAGTTGGAATAGTTTCTCATCCCGCTGGAAATGTTATTGGATTAGAAATAGTAAATAGTGAAGAAAAAGAAGAGAAAAATGAAGAAAAAAATGACGATATTTCACAAAATTCAAAATCTGATGTAATTTTAGATAGAAACGATAAACAAATAAATCCTGAAGAAAATATGCCTAAAATTACTAAACTTTCTGACATTACCGATTCTATCTTAAAAGAAGTTAGCGCGTCAGTAATTACTGATTTCATTGATAGCGAAATAGATAAAGCAAATGAACAGTGGAAATCTCAGGTTTCAGCGAAAGAAGCCGAAGCCGCTGAATTAACGAATAAACTAGCTGCCGCCGCCGAGAAAGCCGAACAGGCGCAGAAGGAATTGGCCGATCTCACCAAAAAGTTCGAAGATCTTAATAACAAGGTAGTTGCACAAGAAGCCGAGCAAACTTTTAACGCCAGAATGTCTTATTTTGATAGCGAATATGAACTCGATAGTGAATACAGAGCAATAATTGCCTCTGATATTAAAAATTTAGATGAAGATGGTTTTGTTGCTTATCAAAAGAAAGCCGCTGTTTTATTTAAATCAATTAACAAAAAGGCTATTGCCGAAGCCAAGGAAAAAGCCGAAGCAAAGAAACTTTTGGAATCTAATGCTTCAACTCCGAATCCCTCTGCTGCCGATACGGTTGTAGAAGATGCTCTCAAAAATGGAGAAAAAACCAACGAAATTCCCAATTCTACTACGGTTGCTGAAGACTTATACGCTGAATGGGCCAAGGAATTCGATCCCAAGAATTGTATTGTAAAAATTAAATAACAAATATTTTTTCACAAATAACAAAAAACATTGTAATAACGAATAGATACAAAATAATCAAAATTTAAATAAAATAACAAACATATGCCAGCTCTTAAACCTTATCGCTCTTACGACGAAACCACAGTTGTCAACGGGGTATTTAAATACGATGGTGCAGTTCCCGCGTATGCCGGTACCTTCGTAAAACCCGGCGCGACGACTTATAGCGGCGCATCTAATCTTAGTTTGCTCGCTTCCGTTGGTCAAGCCTATTCAAACAGTCTTTCTCCCCGTTGGCTCGTGACGCCAACCGTTGTTCCCTGTAACAACTCTGGCGACCGCGCTATCGGTATGTTGCTTTATGATGTTCGCGAAACCGATGAAAATGGCGAAAAACTTGTTTTCAATCCTCGTAAGGCCGAAGAGAATAATTGGGTTATTTCTGGTAATGCCGCCGTTCTTGCCACTGAAGGTATCTTCCTTTATTCTGGTGTTAATGGTGGAGCAGTTGTAACCGCCGATCCTGTTCCCGGTGCCCCCGCCTTTTTGGGTAATGACGGTGGCGTAAATACGACCGGTAGCAATGACCGCACTCAAATCACCAAGGTTGGTCAATTCCTCAGTAATAAGGATGCTCAGGGTTGGGTCCTATTTAAACTTGATATTGACGCCAGATAATTAAAATAAACATACATTATAAATAATTTAAATTAAAAAAAATATTATGAATAAAATTCAGCTCAAATACACACCAAAACAGGTCGAACTGATCCAAGCGATGGCCGATAAGAACCCAGAGACCGCGATGAAAGCGCGCCACGCTTTTGCGGCCTTTGTTGGACCCATTATCCAACAGGTGCTTGATTTGGCTCCTATTTCACCCATGCTTTATAAGGACTTTCCTTATAACGAAGATGATAGCCCGTCATTCCCGCTCGATATGTTCTACGGCACCTCCGTCGATCATGTCACCGTTTGGTATCAGTCCGTAGCTGGTGGTCTTGGCTCGTCTCTTGTTACCGGTTTACAGGAAATGAAGTTTACCACGTATCCGATTGATAGCGCGGTTCATCTTTTAGAGAGAAATATCAAGAGAGGCCGAGTTCCGATTGTTGGTATGGCCCTCAATCGCATGGCTCAAGAAGCGATGGCGAAACAAGAAAAGAACGCGATGCTTGTTGTCCTACGCGCCCTCGGCGAAGCCTCTACTAATGGTAATATTCACACTATTACCGCCGCAACCGCCAATGTTCTTCAATTAGATGATTTTAATAATCTTATTACTCGTTCTAAGAGAATTAATGTTGCGTTTAATGGTGGTACTCCTACTAATCCTTATAGCAGAGGAGCTACTGACATGTTGCTTTCTCCGGAAGCTATGGAAGAAATTAGATCATGGGCTTATCAGCCAATGAATACGCGCGCCGTTCCGAACACTGACGAATCAACTGCTGTTCCGCTTCCCGAATCGATTCGCACCCAAATCTTCAATGCGGCTGGAGCCCCTGAGATCTATGGTATAAGATTACATGAGGCTCTTGAATTTGGTGTTAGTCAAACTTATAATACGTTGTTTGATCAGTTTGATACTGGTTTGAATGGTCCCGCCGGTGGTGCCTTCTCTGCGAGCGTAGATGAATTGGTTCTCGCATGGGATGCTACGAGAGAAGCTCTTATTCGTCCTGTCGCAATCAACTCAGAAACCGGTGGTTCTGTAGTTGTTCGGGTAGACGATCAGTGGAGTACGAGATCTAAGAAAGTTGGTTGGTTCTTAGAATTAGAAGAGGGGCGCATTTGTTTAGACAGTCGCGTACTCACGGCGATTGTATTTTAATAATCACAAAAAGCGAAGCCTAAAAAACTTTGCTTTTTTTATTTCATGATTCGAGATTTATAGATAACATAACAATATATAATTTTATCAATGTCATTCCATCCCGAAACAGATTCATATCATTATTGGAGACCATCGGAAGAGATAGAACTTAAAGAACTTGTAGAATCATCCAAATATTCGTTTAAAGAAATAGGTAAAATTCTTGGAAGAACTGGGCAATCATGTCAAGATCATTCTCGTGTATTAGGCTTTAGAAACAAATATATTAGAAGAATATATACTCATGATAAAAATTTTTGGTCAGATCCAAATCCAATTAATTCATATTACGCTGGATTTAGCGCCGCAGACGCAAGCGTGACTTACAAAACCAATTCTTATAGATTAGAAATTTCAACTGTTGATATACATCTTTTAGAAAATTTTAATAAGGTGATAAAAAATACCGGACCAATAAAAATAAATAAAAGAATAAAAAATGGAAAAATTAAAGAAACTTGCTCTATTAGAATTAATGGCGCAATTAAATGGATGCAAGATTTAAACACAATTTGGTCAATAACCCCACAAAAGGCTCATAGAATATCCAAACCAATATTAAATGACAGATTTCTAGAATGGTGCTGGTTTATAGGTTATGTATGCGGAGACGGCTCAATAACATCTGGAACGCACGAAAAACCCTCAATATCAATGACATCATGTTCGCAAATGGCTTTAGATTATATTCATTCATTAATAATGGAAGATTTTCCTAATGTTTTTATAAGAAATAGAAAAAATAATGGACCACAAAAAACATCATACTCTAATGCATATAGATATAGTATAAGCGGATTGAAATCATTAGTCATTATCGACTATCTTCGCCAATTTCCGGTTCCCAAACTGTCCCGAAAATGGGACCAACCACAAGTTTTAGAATTAATAGAAAAACAAAAAAAACAATACCCTCACTTCTTCAAAACTCTCCAAATCCCAGAAAAATGGCTCCAATACCAAAAAAATGGCTCCAATACCAAAAACAGCAATAATAAAAAAAACAACTGTAATATTTAATACCGGGCTCATATAATAAATAAGATAAAAAAAAAGAAAAAATCTATGCCGCGCAAAAGTAAAACATCGGTTCTCAAGACCGCCCATACCGTACATGGAAAAATAGAAAGAAAACCAACCACAATTGACCAAGTTCTTGGGAATAACGGAACATCTACCTATAGATTTCTAAAAGATCCCTTTTCTGAAGATGAATATTCCTCATATATTAAACAAATGGGACAATCTGATTTATACGCCCATTGTCAGGATTTTGGTATTATTTTCTTGGATAACAGGAGATTGGTTGAAAATAAATTGTTAGATCTATTTAGAGAAAATAGAGCTAAATATCGCGTTCCCGCCGATGCAACTCCAAAAACATCAAATAATCCAAATTTTGATATTGTTAGTAAAATAATGGCTGGCGGAAGATAAATTATGTTAAAAACGTATTGCCAAAAATGCGGTGCGCCAAATGAGTATGTTAGCTCAAAACCAAAATTTTGTAATTCCTGCGGTAATAAGATGGAACTTACATCACAAGCCAAATCAATACCCCCAAAATCACAATTAAATAGTAAAATCAAAAATTTTCAAAATACTCAACAAATAAATGATGAAGACGGTGAAGATGTATCGTATTCATATATAAATCCAGACGATCCATCAACATTCGAATACGATCCAGTAACAATTCAGGACGAAAGAAAGGTTGTTACTATTGGTGATGTTGCTAAAAATAAAAAAATAACCAGATCTGTAAAACCAGTTACAGTGATTGATAATGATGCTTTTATTAGAAATTTTAAGACCGCTGCGGGACCATCCCAAAAACCAATAGAAATAATTGACTCAGAATAACTTATGGCAAAACGAATAAATTTTACTAATAATCAAGGAGTTACATTTCCAGATTCTTATTGGAGGGTCGCATCCGTAAATTATAGTGCAATCGAAAAAACTATATTTGTTAGCGTTATAGCACATAAAGATAGTCAAGCTAGGCAAGATGGATTAGAACCTGTAGCGAAACGTTCATTTGTAGTTACTGACTCCGAAGAATTTGATGCTTTAGCTTCTTCCGTAATCAATAAAAACAAGAATATTCTAGAAATAGGATATCAAATCTTAAATAGAGAAAAATTCTTTTCTGACGGAGAAGATATTTAAAAAATAAAATACATAAATGCTCTTATACTGTGTAATTGTTATCAGTATAATATAAATATATTTTTTTATGGCACAAAATCAAGAACTTAGAATCCAATCAACTACTCCCAGCGCACCGTCAAGCTCCAGCGTTATCAAAACATATGTTGACGCTAGTGGAATATTAATGGCAATAAATTCTAATGGAACTACTTATCAAGTTGGAACGCAAGTAGTAAACACTATAGCGATGTTGGGTCAAACTGTCCCAACTGGACTAAGCGTTCTTCTTGGTGGCGCTGGTATAGCTGTAACCGGTATCCGATATGGTGGAACCGGATCGGCTAATTTAAATACTTTTCTCGGTGCTCCCAATGGATTTTTACCATTTATTGATGCGTCTGGTCAAAGTATTGCTATTCCGTATTATACTCGATCCTAATTTTTGCCTTTCAAAACATTGCGAGAACATCAAGTTCTCGCATTTTTATTTTTATTTCTAGTGTAATTATTCTAGAAAACTAAAGATTTTTATGAATAATGGCAAATTTCCAATCGCTAGTGTTATATCAAATTACACAAAATCCGGTGACAACGGTTTAATTCTTGGCATTAATGGCAATCGTAGTCATTTTTGCGTTCAAAATTTATCAACTGGAGTATTATATATTGCTCTCGGAACCGGTTTAGCATCAAATACTTACTTTAATATCGTTCTAAAAGCCGCAACTAACAGCGGCGACGGAACCGCTGGTGTTTATATTGAAGATAGATGGAAGGGCGCGGTTACAGCTAGTGGAGCGTTAAATACTAGCTATATAGTTTGGGAAGCCTACTAATTATGCCTAATAATAATTCGTTTGATTTTTTTAACAGAAACGGCGAAACGGTTCCATTTATTAGCAAGGAATCAACGAATAACTTTGATTTCTTTAGTAAAACTCCGGAGTTATATCCTTACATTATTATTCAACAGGTTGCCGCCGCCGCACCACCTTCGCCGCCACCAGCTTATGTAACTGGCGCGTCTACTATATTTGTTAATATTTTTGGTCTTAATCGCGTTAATTCTTCATTTAATCCAGCTTTATATTTACAGGGAGCATTTTAATGTTTAATTATCATAGAATTTTAAGAGCGGCATCGTTTCAAATTTGTGAAGATAATGGAACGGCAAGCACACAACCGGCAAGAGGTTCAACCAGAACAACGGGTATATCAAATGTTAATCTAAAAAGTATAGACGATACATCTTCTTCATATGCTAGTTATCCAATTACCGGGGGAACTAATTCTTATTCAAAATTTATTAGTTTTCTTTTTACAGGAACATACAACACAATAAGTGATATTAAATTTCAACATACCGGTGGAAATTTAGGTGCTGGATTAAGTTTAATGGTAGCCACTGGAGCTAGTGGGTTTTATACTACTCCATCACAAACAACTAATTCCGTTTTTACTGTAAATTTAACATCAACTGGATTAGCATCCACCGGTATTTCTGTTCATGTTGGCGGAACTGGAATTAATGCTAATGCTGGACCTAATTGTACTGGAAAGGCAAATTCTACAACCGCAAATCCAGCTTGGAGTTCTTATGTTGGATTACAACTACAAACGACTACTGCGGCAACCGCTGGAGATTTTGCCAATGGTCCTATTTTATATTCTATTCAGTATTTAGAAAATTAATCAATGAGATTAAATAGTAAAACTATAAAAGAAATTCTTAATGAATATTCTAAAGATTTTTTAGAACAAAAATATTGGGAAAAAGGTATTACTACTAGAGATATTGCTAAAATGATAATAACATCACAACCAACAGTAAGAAAACTTTTTAAACAATTAGGAATAAAGATAAAAAATAAATATAAAGATTATGACGGACCATTAAAAGGTCATAAATTTTCAGAGGAACATAAACAAAAAATTTCAAAAGCTTTATCAGGGAAAAAAGGAAATATCAATCCAAATACTGGTCGCGGATTAAATTTTAGACAAAAATTAGTAAATTGTTCTCAATGCGGAAAGGAATTTTTATTACAGCAATGTAAAATTAAAAAAACTAAAAATTATTTTTGTTCTAAAATATGCTGGAGAACTTTTAGATCTAATCTAATAGGAGAAAAAAATCCAAAATTTAGCTCTATTAAACAAAAATGTGATGGACCAACATGTGATAATATTATTTATGTAAAAAAAAGTAGAATATTACAATCAAAAACTAATAAATTTTTTTGTTGCACTAAATGCAATGGGGAATGGAAATCTCTAAATCTTTTTGGAGATAAAATTTATAATTTTCGAGGTGGTTCTTGGGCGGATAGATATTATGGTCCGCGTTGGGGAAAAATTAAAAATGACGTTCGTAATCGTGATGATAACACCTGCCAAAATTGCGGAAAAACAACCGCTAACCACGAAAAACAATTAGATGTTCATCATATCATTCCTTGGCGTTTTTTTGAACGTGATAATATTGTAGATTATAATAAAGCAAATTGTTATAAAACATTAAATAATAATTTAATTTCTTATTGTAACAAATGCCACACAACTATAGAAGCTGAGACTAACCAAGTTTTAGATTTAATTGGAGAAAAATACGTTAAAAGTCTTTATTGCTAAGAAGTTGGCCCAAAATACAATTTATGCCACTGAAATTTGTTGCCCTCTATTCGGATAATACCATTCTCGAACAAAACGACGAGGATAAATCAATCCAAAATCCAACAAAATCATGTTTTTACGATATAAATCATGATAAGTTAATCGCTTTCGCCCTCAGAAATAATGATCCAAATAATTATAAGGAATATACCGTAAATCTTAAAACCGGCGAATTTTTATTAAACGGAATATCATTAAATGACATTATCTTCACTAAAGATAAGGACGATTACGATTTCTCATATAGTAACATAAAAAATCTTAAATTAAGATTAATTTATTTCAAAAAAAATAACATATCATTTACCGACGGAATCAAAACTAATCATAATATCAGTTATTTACTTGGATGGCAGACAACTGATACCAATGGGTGTAATCTAAAGAGAATATTAACTATTAAGTAATATGCCCAGTTTTCAGATAAAAGAGAAAAATTACGCCACTACCTTGGCGACGGGAGACGTATTCGTCGTACAGACAAATCCAGATACAGACGGTACAGTCAAAAAAGTTTCATGGGGAACCCTAAGTGGCGCAATAAATGCTACCGCTGGAGGAGGCGCAAATATAGCTGGCGGTCAATCAGGACAATATCTAAGAAAATCGTCAAGTACAGATAATGACTATTCATGGAGTTATATTTTAGCTGGCGGATTTTCTGATATTAGTAACTCTAATTCAATAACACCAAATACTAATCTTGGAAATGTATTAGATGCTGTTAATTTAACCGGTTCAGTAGCTATAAATGCTCCGACTGGAAGTATCCAAAACGGTCAATTACTTCAGTTTAGATTTCAACTGGCGCAAACCGGATATTTACAATGGAATAACGTTTTTGCTTTTGGTACCGATATTGTAACCGGCATGATACCAAATGCTTCAGGTTCTAAATTTGAAGTTGCTTGTAGATATTATAGCGGAGACAGCAAGTGGCGTGTCGTTGGTTTATGTCGCGGGTTTTAATAAATGGCAAGATATTTCGTTTCTAAAAGTGGAAGCGATTCCTATAATGGCCTTTCTGATACTGGTTCTTGGCTTACGATTCAAAAAGCAGCAAGCACAGTAAGCCCCGGAGATCTGGTCCGTGTTCGTTCTGGATTGTATGACGAACGTATTTCTATTACCACTAGAACTGGAACCCTTCAAAATCCAATAATTTACGTTGCAGATCCAGGCACAATAGCTCGTGGATTTCAATTAAATCCCGGACATAATAGCAAAATAATTAATTTTGAAATAACACAAACCGGAACAGCCACAAACTGGGAGGGTATTTATCTTATTGGTTCTAGAAATTGTGAAATTATAGATAATTATATTCACAATACCGACCAAATCGGAATAAGAATGAGTAACGGCGGCACTGTGAATTGTATAATTCGCGGTAATAGAGTTGAATATCCAAGAGGTGTTCCCGGTGATAGTGTAGGTGAAAATGCCATTGCTTTTGGGTTCGGAACTGGTAATTTAGTTGAGTATAATTCTGTTAAAAGAGTTGGAGACTATACTAATATCGGCGGCGTTCAAAATATAGTTAGAAATAATTACTTTGGCGAATGTAGCGACAGCGATTTTACAGAACACGTTGGTTCTGGAGTTTTAGGACATCACACCGATGGCGTTCAAGTTGCGATAGCGACTAATAATGTTGTTTGTAACAAAATTTTAATAGATTCTAATTTTATGGATCGGAATGTTCTAGACAATGGACATTTCGTTTTGATGAGAAATACATCGGATTTAAGACAATTTTGCCATACTATAGTTACTAGATATAACGTTATTGCTAATATTGGATCGGCAGATGGCTACGAAGGAGTATCCGGTGTTAAATTATACAATAATACATATTGTAATAATAACGTAGCTAATTTACCAAAAAGAGGCGCGGTTTCTTTTGAAAATAGTAATAATCACACGGTATTAAATAATATCTTCTTTGATGTCAGCACACCGGGATATCCACCATATTCAAACACTCTAGCTGGCTCTATTCCATCATGCACCGGCTTATCTGGAAATTACAATTTGTCATATCTTGGTGGCGATTTAACCGGAATCTACGAAATAACTGGCATCGATCCTCAGTTTATCCTCCAAACCGGTGGAAGATATCAGTTAAAAGGCGGTTCGATAGCTATAAACTCTGGTGGTCCATTGACCTACGCATCGGCAAACGGCACAAATACAAATATATTAAACGTTTATGACTCTACCTTTTTCTTTGATGGCTATGGAATAACATCTGGCGATAAAATAATTGTAGGAAGTTCAAATTATACAGTAATTACCGGTATCAATTATTTAGAAAATCAATTACTTATAAATTCAAATATAACATATAGCGCGGGAGATTCAGTTAGGACCACCCGAAATAGAGATATTGGCGCTTATCCTTATATTGCTAATAGCGGATATGACATTCAAGCTAATTTAGTTCAAAATGGTGAAAATTCATACGTAATTAACACAAATTATAAAGATATTATTAATTTCGTTATTTTTTACGAAGACGGAATTCCAAGGCGGCAACTATATGATTTACCATTCACCTATCAATCTAGTGGGGGTTATGTAACTGCAAAAGCATATCATTTATATGCCAGCGCCACTCCAGTTGTTGAAATAGACCGCGCATGGCCTAATTTTGCAGCCATTTTTTAGACAATTTAGTGTAATTATCTTGAGAATATAAAGTTTTTAATAAAATGCCGGATATATTTACATCTACGCCAGAGTTATTAGGGGATATAGGTAAATGCCCGCGAATTTCATTTGATTATAGAGTCGTAGATTCCAGTCTTGGTAAATCATTAATTTCAAGAAATGGCGGTAATTCTATTGTTTTTCCCGATATTCTAGACAGCTTGACCGAAGCACAAAGAATTGATTTGTATCATTATATTGGCCAATGGTTTATCAATAAAGATATACATCAGATAAATAACGACGCGCCAGAAGAAACAAAAGAAATTATTGATACTGGCAATGTAAATAAAACTTCAATAGAAAGTATGGATTTACCAGCTAAAGGTTAATTTTTATGGCTATTTATTATGTTAGAATTACCGGTTCAGATAATAATGACGGATTAACTCCCGCTACAGCATGGAGAACATTTGGTAAGGCATTGGGTGCGGCAGGCATTGCGTCTGGTGACACTGTTTATATTGGCGCTGGTGTTTACCGCGAAGTTATAACCGTCGCCATGACAAGCGCAACCGCAGAAACGTTTATTATTGGCGATATAGACGGAGCAAGAACCGGGGATGCCGGAGAAATTATATTTAGTCCCTTTCTTAAAAACAACGAAACACTTCCTTCCACATCTAATGCCTTTACTCTTAACGGAAGAGATTTCTTAAGTTTTTATAATATTACTTTTATAGGATCATCCTCTGCAAGTTTAATAACTGCATCTACATCGACGAGCACAGATATAAAATTTATAAACTGTGCTTTCATCCAAAGTTCAAATGCTAGTAATAACTGTAGTGGGATTGTAATGACTATTGGGTTTGGAGTTCGTGCAAATTGGTTAGTTGATAAATGTATTTTTGCGTTCGGAAATAACGGAGTTACTGTTACTTTAACCACTGGCACTGGAGATGATTTTGATACTAGTATAAAAGTTCAAAACTCGTTATTTATAGCTATGACAGATGGAGTTACTGTAACATCATCTGGGACATCTAATAACGAAGGTGGCGGTGTTATTGTTTCTAATTGTACATTTATAGGAACCTCTGGATTAAGGACCACTACAACTAGAGTTGGTGGGGCGAATTTTAAATTTCCATGTTTTATCAATAATAGTTATATTTCTCACCGAGCTGGAACGGCGATTAACGCTGGCGAATTAGGCGCTATTATAGAAAATAACA